CCGCCCTGTGAGCCGAGGTTGGCAATCGGGGCATCGAGGTAGTTCTCTTCGAAGTAGCCGCCAGCATGCGCCACAGTGCAGGTTATGCGGATGTAGCCTTCCGTTGGTGCGGGGGCTGAGCCGAACCGCACCGAGAACCCGTGCCGTGTGTAGATTGGGCGCATGGCCGCGTCGATCGTCTCCAGCTTGGCGTACTTGTTGCCGAGGTGGCTGTTCTTGGCATCACGGACGACTGGCAGCATCTCGGATTGCGCATCTGCCATCGCCTGGTTGAACAGCCGGCGCGATTGGTCGTGGCCGACGTCACGTTGTAACCGCAGTAGTTCGCCAAACTTGGCCACGTCGAAGCTGTCGTCCTTGGCCGCGCGCTCGATGAACGACATCAAGGCGCCGTTGGCAGGGGTGATCTCGTTCATAGGATGTGTCTCCAGTATGAGCCGCGTTTGATTAGCCTTATTTGAGTTTTAGAGACGCCATACGCTCTGGCAAGCGCACGGCCTGGCGATGATGACGCGCGGATTGCTATCACCTGTTCGACCGAAAGTTTGGCAGCTTGCCTGCCCTTAGCCTTCATATCCGCCGCATTGTCGGCCGGAGTTCCCAGGAACAGATGATTAGGGTTGCTGCACGACGTGTTGTCGCAAGTGTGGCACACGAACATTCCGCCAGGTATGGGGCCTTTATGTAGCTTGTAGGAAAAGCGGTGAGCGGTATCACGCTTGAGTATTCCATCCACGACGTATGTTATGTGACCATAGCCACGTTGATTAACCGCCGCAGTCCATCCCCAGCAGGCGTCTTGGTCTGTCGCCTTGCGAACAAATCTATTAAAGATTTCCTCTGGTGTTTGTGCCGCTGCGCGGTAATGACACTTGGGAGAGCAATGCCTCTGGCCCTCTTTGATCCTGTAGGCAGGTCTCTCGAAGGTTTTTCCGCAATGTGCGCACAGCGCGGTCACTAGCGTGCGAGGCATTAGAGAGTTCTCAGGACCAAGTGGGTTTCCCCGTTGTCCAATGTGGCTCCGGGTATCCGTTGCCCTGCGTTCAGCGCCTTCTTAATCGCCACTTTGTCAGGTGCGCGACGCCACCATTCGTCGGGCAACAACGCCTCATCGATCGGGGCGAGTTCGCGGCGCGTCGCAATGGTCGCGGTATAGAGCGGTCGATCTGCATTCGTGAGGTCAACGCCATCCAGCATGCGCTTCATCACGTCGCGGCTTTTAGAAGCACGCGCCTCAATACGTTTGAGACGCTCCTTCCCAATCTCGACGAGTTTCGCGTCAGCGATCGCCAACTCAGCCACGTCATCGAGTGCGGCGAAGAAACGTGAGTTTCCTTCGAGCGTGTCATAGCGGAGGAGCGGATCACGGCCGAGGCGTGGATCGCTGCTGATAAGCTGCATCGCCTCGCTCATGACTTCCTCAAGTCTGTGCGGACTAATCGGCATCGTGGCGCTCCCACTTACGGAAGCTGATGGCGACGACCTCGGGGCTGTCCAGCCGCAGCGGGACGTTCTCCAGGTGCTTCACCTGATCGGCCAGGGCCAGCAGCTTCTCAGCCAGCAGGCCGGCTGTTCCCCAGGGGATGTTCTTCTTGTGGAGGCACCAGCTGGCGATGAAGTCGGCGGTGCCCTGCAGGTCAGATGTAATGCTCATTGCGCGCTCTCCGGTGTGTCCTGTGGGTCGGGGAACAGCTCGTCGGGGCTGCTGGGCTGCGGCTGGTGAGCGGCGCCGGCGACATGCAGCGGCGGCTCAACCGCCTCCAGCTTGCGTGGGCGGCCTCGACGCGGCGGACGCTCGATCAGATCGATCATGGAGCGCACCTCTTCGATGCGGCTGCGGACGGCCATGGCGTCCAACTCCAAGTCCCGCTCACGGGTGCGCAGCGCTGCGAGCAGATCGGGGCAGGCGTTCACTGGCCGTCCTCCAGGAACACGAACGCGCCGTCGCGGTACTCCTTGCGCCAGACCTCCCGCAGCATCAGGCGGAAGACGAGCAGGGCGTGGTCGCCCTCCCGCGTGCGGCTTATGGCGTCCAGGTGCCGGATCTCGTCCTGGACGTAGTGCAGGGCGCGCAGGCCTTCGTTGGCCAGTTTGAGTAGGTGCGGAGAGGCGTTGGGATTAGCCGCGAGCAGATCGGGGCAGGCGTTCATGGCGCGCCGTCCTTGAGCGCACGCTCCAGGCCGTTAAGGAATGTCTCGGCGGTGTTCTGGAGGTGCTGTGCCAGGGTGCGTAGGGCCTCGTGGTAGTCGGCGCCGAGGTCCAGGTGACGCAGGAAGTACTCGGCCAGCAGCTCGCATTGCGGGTCGTAGGCCATCACGCTGCCCTCCGTTGCTTTGCTCGCGCTACAGCCTCTTCGAAAGCTCGCCTCTCAGGAATTAAATGGTCCCGGCGGAACCGGCGGATGTCGTGCATGGCCAGCTTGCGCCAGAATGCCCTGAACGCTGGGCTGGCGGCGCGATACTCAGCGATCGAGGCCAGCAGTTCGTCGAGGGCCTGCTGCCGCAGCGTGCCGGTTACATTTGGCACACCAATACGTTCGTTTCGATCGGAACGACTGGCGCAATTATCGCTTGGTCTATGTGACTGAGAGATTACACTGACGCTGGAGGCGTCCTGCGGACGCGGGGATACAACGAACGGGAGGGCCGAACCTTGCCGAAGCGAGCCGCCGTAAAAGCCATGCATCGTGAACGCCTTACGCCAGATGACGCAGACAATTCACCACATTGGTTAGCCGATAGTCAACAGGAAAGTCACCACTATGGTGATGGCCTATCTGGTGGGCCGCTTCCTGGGTTTTCCGTTGAGAATGTAGATCCCCTTGCTGGCGGCAAAAGCAGCGATCATGCGCCTTTCGTCCAAGCTCAGGATGCGCCAAAAACGAATGAGGGCAGCCTCCTCGAGCAGCTCGACTGCCTCGCGGTTATCTGGGGTGCTGTCCGCAAAAAGATCGGCGGGTCCGACTCCTAATGCTGTAGCAATCAGCCGCATCCAATCTTCGTTCAGACGACGTTCGCCTTTTTCAAGCCGCGATAGCTGCTGAACGCTGGTGCCGATGCGCTCGGCTACCTGCTCCAATGTCAGCTTTCTGGCGAGCCGCAACGGACGTATGCGATTGGGCATATCGCATAATGGTTGTTCTGGTGATTCATCCCACGCCCAGGCTGGTGAGATGACATCCTTGACAGGGTTCACCAGCGTGGTGACAATCCCCTCATGCGCCTTCGCCAGTATCTTTCTGCCCACGATATCTCCATGGCGGCGTTCGCAGCGCGCATCGGCGTCAGCACGCAGGCGGTTCATCGGTATCTGACTGGCGACCGTCTGCCGCGTCCCGACGTGATGATGCGGATCAAGGAAGAGACGCGCGGCGCGGTGCAACCCAACGACTGGTTCCGTCCTCCTGGGGAGGCCGCCGCCTGAACACCTGACGACGTCACGACCAAGGGAGGGAACCGTATGTACACACACAATGGCCTGCTCACACGCTTACCCTCGCTCGGCTCGTTCTGGCACGTTGGGATGGCGTAAGCGTCGTGGCCGGCTCCACAGGAAAACTGTCAGACTGGACGGACCCAGCCATCATGCTGGTCCGCAAGCTGGTCGCAGCGCGGCGGCGCTGGGGCATTCCAGGTGCCATGGCCATTGCTGACGTGGCACCGGAACTTGGCATTAGCCCCTGGCGCGTGGAGACGCTCTTCTACCGCTACCGCATGTGTCTGATGCGCCCGGTGCTGCTGGCTGAGTGGAACCGGTTGCGCATTCGCGGCGCGCTGATGCTGCGGCAGGAAGCTGCGCGGCTGCGGCGGTTTGCCGATGAGCTGGACGCCGAGGCCGACGCGCTGGAGAGCGGCCAATCCCAATACCCACGGAGCACTGAATGCGCACCTGCGTCTGGCGACGCTGCCTTGCGCGAGGCGGCCGAGTGATCGCGGCACGTCTCGATAGATTGTCGAGGGATCAGATGACGCTCACGCTTGAACTGCTGCTGCTGTGGCTGCTGGCCGACGCGGTGATCGCGGTCGTGGTGCTGTGGCGGTGATGGACGACCGGCCCATGCGCGTCGGTGGCGGCGTCCAGGGCGTCGCGATCCGCACCCCGGCCAAGTTCCGGCTGACCGCGCCTGTGGCCGCGGAGGACGAATTGGGCGCCTCGGTGAACAGTGCCCTGGCCTATCTGGCGCCGTCGGACGCCATCATCACCGCCTGGGACTTGTCCAATGCCCGCTCCGCGATCGAGGGCGGCCGCAAGAAGCGGCTCGGCTGCCTGGCAGGTTGGCCGGATATGGGCGTGTTCTGGCGTGGGCGCCTTGTCCTGTTGGAGCTGAAGCGCAGCCGCGGCGGGCAGCTCTCGCCGGCGCAGAAGGCGCTGCACCCCCGGCTCGCGGATGCCGGCTTCCCGGTCGCTGTCGTCCGCTCCGTGCCCGAGGCGCTCGATGCGGTGGCTGCGGCCGGCGTGCCTCTTCGTGGGCGCGTGGCGGCGTGACGGTGCTGCGCGCCATCGCCCTGACGGCCTGTGCCTGGGCGGTGGCGTTCCTGTGCACGTGGCTGGTGGTGGTGACGCTGGGGGAGGGGGTGCGATGACCGTTGCGAGACTCAGCCACACCCGCCACAATGAAAACGCCCCAACCGTTGGAAGCGGCTGGGGCGCTGAAACTGAACCAAGCTGGCGGCTTGGGGCTACGCAGACGACCTACTCGACGGGGTCATTCTGCACAGCCCTGACCGTCGCGTCAACGGAGCTGTGTCATGACAATACCGACATATTCACATTCGAGGCCAGAGGGCCGTTCCCACCGTGCCAAGATCGAGCGGTGGATCATGCCCAAGCTGCACCCTGGCTGCCGGGTGCCGAGCGCCAATTGGATGGCCCGGTTTTTGGGCATCAGCTCGTCCGAGGGCGGGCGGCAGATCAGGCGGGCGTTGGACGAGGCGGGGGTGGTCACCGAGACGCGCGGCGTGGGACGCGGGCGACGCATCTACGTCGTCTCGATCGGCGGTGCAGCATGAGCGGCTACACCATAGCGGCGATCCCCACGCTCTACCGTGGCCGGATGTACCGCAGTCGCCTGGAGGCGCGCTGGGCGGCGTTCTTCGATCGGCTCGGTTGGGCGTACGAGTACGAGCCGTTCGACCTTGGTGCGTGGTCTCCGGACTTTTTGCTGACGTCGCCCATGGAGGTGTTGGTTGAAGTCAAGCCGATCGAGCACCTTGATAAGGAGGTGACGGCGAAGATGCTGGATGCCACGAACGGGGAGAATTTGCTGCTCACCAGGGTTGCTCCTGTTGATGTCAGTTCGTTTCTGGAGATTGGATGGTCGGCCGGCGTCAAGGGTGAGTTTAGTTGCGCTGCGATAGTTTGGGTACCGGACAAGAAGGTCCCCAGGCTTGTTGCGGATATCACTGATCTTGCGAACTGCGATGAGGGGTATTGGCGGACGCTTTCTGGGGATGGCGGGCGGTTAGACGACTATCGTCGGATTTATCCGTATGCCTCCGCGACCAAGGCCATGTGGGCGGACGCTTCCAACGCGGTTCAATGGGAGCCGAAGTCGTGAGCGCGCCGGCATTTGCGTGGGCATTGGAGCGAGGTTGCGCTTTGCGCTTATCGCCATCTCAGCGTCTGGTGCTGATCTATCTCGCTGACAAGGCGAACGGCGGTCGGGTGTGCTGGCCAGGTCAGGAGACAATTGTGAGGTTCACCGGTCTGGCATTGCGGACGGTCCGGTCGGTGATCCACGAACTGTCAAAGTTACAACTAATACGTGTAGAGGCAACCGCAGGGTACGTCACCAAATACCACATTATGCGTGCTGACACCCCGGCAGATGGTAACGGGGTAGACCACAATCACCCAGGCAAATCGTCACATGGTACCCAGGCAAATGGTAACAGGGTGCCCCGGCAAAATGTCTCTACCCACCCCGGCAAACGACGACCGGAACCCCGAGACATTACGACCGTAACCCCGGCAAAATGTCCCCCCGAACCTTCTATTAACCAAGAAGAGAACCTTAAGACGCGCACACACGTGCGCGAAGGGGAAGTCCAAGATCTCAATCCTGGAAAACAAGCAAGCCAGGAGGCCCCGCCAAAAGCGCCCACAATCGGCACAACCGAAGATTGTAGCCAGAGCTACATCCCCGCAGGCACCAGAACCGAACCGGAAGACTTCCAAGCTTTCCTGGCAACCCGGCGCCAACAGCGGGACGCCGCCGACCCAGAGCCGGCTGCTGACGCCATCGCCGTCAAGCGGGCCGTCGCCGCCACGATCTACTCGCTGAAAAAATACGCGCAGGCTGAAGGCGTCGCGCCCGCCCGGTCCCGTGATGAGCAGATTGACCAAGTGCTGCACGGCGAAGTCTTGGAGCCAATCAGGCGCGGCCCCGTCGATCCCGTCCGAACCCCAGAGCAGCAATATGCCGAGCTGCTCGGTGTCTCGCTCGCAGAAGCCACGATCGCCCTAGGCCGCACAATCGAGGCCAACGCCTGATGCCGCTTGACGCCAGCCACCCACAGTGCGTAGCTACACCACCTGCCGCGGCCGACCCGGCGTGCATTCGCGTCCGCTGGGCCGTGCTCGCCACCTACCCGCAAGCCGAAGCCTGGGCCGAACAGAACCTCCGCCAACGCGGCTACATCCCGTTCCTCCCGCGCTATCTCGCCAAGGTCCGGGATCGATCGGTGCCAACCATCACCCGATTGGTGGAACGCCCACTGTTCGCCGGTTACATCTTCTGCCAACACAACCCACCCGATCCATGGCGCCCAATCCGCTACTGCCCAGGCATCCGCGCAAACCTCATCGGAGGCAAAGAAGTGCAGTATGCCCGTCCGGGCGCTGTGGAGGCCGTACAGGCCGCTCAGGCGTTGGCCGCTACCCAACAGCGGAAAGAGGCGCAATGGGCATCAGGCGACGCTGTGGCGCCTCGCGTGGGGCCGTTCAGCGGGCTGCCAGGGGTCGTGCTCGCAGTCCAGGAGGAAAACGCGGTGGTCGGCATCCTGTTCCTCGGACAACTCCGCGAAGTCGTCTACCCGTTCGACGCACTCACCCCACGGGATGACTTCTAGCGGCCCGCACGCCTAATCAACTCGTCAGCCGCACTCTCAACATCCATCTCATCAATCTCAGCCTCCGAGTAGCCGTCCTCGATATACGACGCGTAAAGCCATGACACGATGTGGGAGTAGAGTGGGCGCCTGTCGTCACCCGGAGGTAGCTCAACGAATTGCTCCGCCAACAGCCTCGCCATCGTCCCAGGATTGGCCTCGCGCCACTCCGGATCATCAATGCCACTCATCGTCCTATCTCCGATTTGGTGAGTGCCGCTCGCGCCGCTCGAACCATCCACACACTCAACGACTGCCCAGCCTCTTCAGCCGCACGACGGATCGCAGCGTCCAGTTGTGCCGACACATAAATCGTGATGCGCGTGTTCGCCGTAGCCGCCGTGGGCAACGCCTCGCTCATCGCGCGTCACTCCCAGGACCACGAACCCACGCCGCTTCCCACTCAGGACCACTCAATGGCTCACGCAACAATGGCGCCAGCAACCGCAGCCTCCGCGCCAAGTCTCGCCGCTGGATCTCAGCTGAGAACACATCCAACGCCGCCTGCGCCTCGCCATGCGCCGACCACTCAGGTGAGAACAACGTCCCACCAGCATCGCGCGCAACCTCCCAGGCGGCCCACGCAGCCTCGCAACGCCCCGTCTCAACAGCAAACCCCGCAGCTAACTCAGCATCCGTCATGTCGTTGATGCTCATCGCTCAACCCTCCATCATCACAAAGAACACCGGACCAAGCCGCGGCTGGATCACCTGACCACCAACAGCAGCAGCAGCCTTCTCAGCCTGCGTCCGGTTGGCATACGTCTTCGCGTAGGTCTCGCCCTTGTAGAGCTTGCCCAATACCGTCACGCCATTCCTTAGCTTCGTGGTGATGGTCATCTCTCAACCCTCCATCTCACGTTCAGTAATCGCGTGGCTCACCTCAATCCGTGCAGCATGCTCAGCGAAGCTGAACGCACGCAGCCACTCCAGAGTGCTGTAACCAGCCGCACGGGCCTGTGCAGATGAAGCGAAGGAACGAAGGATTGCGGTGGTTGTCATCTGGTGTCTCCTGTTGCTCGGTGTCTGTGTATGTCGGCAATGTATGATGGATGCGGGTGAATGTCAACAAGTATCTGCGTGAGTTGACAGATATTGTTTGTGCCCTCACGCCGCCTCACACACGAAGTTCCCAGCACCATGGTTCTTGCCACCGCAAGCGCACTCGCACCTGAACCCAGTCGCATTCACACAACGCGCATCGCACTTGTGCATGCTCGGGTTGGCCTTCCGCTCAATCGCTCGCTCAACCACCACACGACGTCCGTCAGACGTCACACCCGTGAAGTGCCGCGCACCGGTGTAGATACTTCCGTCATGATGCACCGCAGTCAGCTGCTGGCCGGCCGTGAAGTAAAGGATGCGAGCCATCGCTCAACCCTCCATCTCGATAGAGGCAAGCAGATCATCCACCATCCTCATCGCGTCCATGTGCCCTTCAGCCAAGAACACCTCCTCACCCCAAATCACCTCAACCTGCGTGATGCTCAGATGCCGGAAGCCAACGCCGCGATACGTGCTGGTATGAAGGTTGGTCATTCGTCGTCTCCTGTTGGTGTATGACGACATATAACCATGAGTGTGTGTGAGTGTCAACAGATTATGTGGGCGCGGATGAATGTTTGTGTGAGGAGCAATGAGCGGTAAGCCGCGTGAGCTGGCACGCCTCAACCCACGGCAAGATGAGCGCTGTCGTTCAGCCATCCAAACCACACAACTCTGCAAGCGATTGAACTCGTTCGCTTTGGGTTGGCCCGATCCTCAAACCAAACGCCCAGTCGAAATGACCGAGCTGCAGGTGAGGTGCGCACTAAGTTTGCTGCGCAAGACGCTGCCCGATCTAACGCAGATCGAGAACGTGAACACCGGCGGCAATCATCTGCACTTCCATCTCGAAGCTGCAATGCGCGTATCGCAGGAGTTGCAGGGCCAGGCCAAGCGCATAGTTACGCTAGAGCCGCAGGCACAAGATGCACCACCAGCATCATTGCTCGATGCGCCATTGCCCGAGGAATAGATGCGCGCGGGCGGAGGGTGCATCCGCCTATACTAACGTAGTTCCGCCGCTTTCATAGTATCCTATCACTCTGTCCCCTAATCAGTCCCCATTACTGGCTGGCGTGTTGCAGTGCAGCGGCGTCATTCTGAATGTAGCTACAGAGCCACCACAGAGTAACGAACCGACACAGCCCACATCGATGCAGACCAGCCGCGCGCACGCAGCAACGCCAGCGCTCTAGGCGTATCGCATCACCACCACGATCGAGGGGGTGTTGGCGCCCCCCTTCAAGCAGCATCGACTGACACCCACGCCCACCCTCACACTCTCCTGAAATTTTTGGTACCCGCCGACTCCGTATATACATCTCCATATACAGTGAGCGTGTTATGAGCCTGATCGTGCTGATCCTGATCGTGTTGCTGCTGTTTGGCGGCCTGGGTGGCGGGTATTACGGCTATCGTGGGGGCTACTACGGGTATGGGGGTTATGGCGGGATCGGCTTCATCGTGGTGCTGTTGGTGCTGCTGATTCTGTTCGGCGGCGGCCGCATCTGGTGATCCGGCTACTGCTAGGCGACTGCCGTGAGATCATGGAGAACGAAGGGCCGTTCGACCTGATCGTGGCAGACCCTCCGTATGGCGACACTTCCCTTGGCTGGGACCGCGCGGTTGAGGGATGGCTGCACGTGGCATACCACCGCCTCAAGCCCTCCGGCAGCGTCTGGATGTTTGGGTCGCTGCGATCGCTAATGTCGATCGGGCACGCGGTGGCTGAGGCGGGCTTCCGTTACGCTCAGGATATCGTGTGGGAGAAGCACAACGGGAGCGGCCTACACGCCGATCGGTTCAAGCGGGTGCATGAGCACGTCGTGCAGTTCTATCGCGCCAACGTTGCTTGGTCTCAGGTTTGGAATGAGGTGCAGACCACCGCCGACGCCACAGCCAGGACTGTGCGGCGCAAGAGCACGCCCGCCCTTCACATGGGACGCCGTGCGAAATCCTCCTACCAGTCGGTCGACGGTGGACCGCGCATTATGCGCTCTGTCATCGCCATCCCGAGTTGCCACGGACACGCTATCCACCCAACCGAGAAGCCGGTTGACCTACTGCGCATCCTTGTGCGCACGAGTTGTCCGCCGGAAGGGCTTGTAGGCGACTTCTTTGCTGGCTCTGGCTCGCTGGCTGAAGCATGCCAAGCAGAGGGACGGCGATATCTTGGATGCGACACTGACGCGGCTATGGTCGAGAAGGCGCGGCGCCGTAGTCTGTTCGTTCTGGCGCCCTTCCCGGAGGCTGCGGAGTGACCCCCTCGATCATCCTCGGCGAGCTGGTGCTGTGCGCGCTCTGCATCGTGGTGGCTGCTGTCACCTGAACGTTGCACGACGGCACGGCGGGGATGTGGCATCTACACGCAGACCTGCAAACGCGCACGCAGGCAGACACGCCGACATGCAAACACGCAGACATGGAGACATCTGATGCCGACTTTTCGCGTGACGGGTGGGGCTTTGACGCTGGATAGCGCTGGGCTCAATTACCCGAGCAATGAGTTACCTGGGAGTGGGCAGATCGATAATTCTCTGCCTGGGGGTGTTCCGCCGATTGGCTCCACGTTGCCGGAGCCGCCGCCTGGTATTTGGCCACCTCCGAGCTTCAATCACCCGTGGGCGCCCATCCCAGGCGTTGGGGGAGAGCGCCCGGGCCATGATCTACCGACGCCGCCATCCGGCACGTTGCCAGTGCGGCCTCCGGTGGTTCCGGGTCATGATCTGCCGGCGGTACCGGGGACGATTTGGCCCCCGGTCAATCAGCACCCGCCGCGGGACGGCAAGTTCTGGGTGGTAGCGGGGATCCCTGGCACGGGGTGGCGCTACATTCTGGTGGACGTCACCCAGATCATTGGGAAGCCCGACGGCAAGCCGCCCGAAACCGTACAGCCGCCTCCGACGCCGGCACTAAAGGGCTGACAGCAACAACCAGGGACTTCACGTCATGAGCAACCAGCGGGCGATAGAAGAGGCGACCGAGTTGCGCGTTCGGATCAAGGATGCTGCCGAGGCCGTGCTGCTGCTGAAGGTCGGCACGGCCAACGCTGAGGCGCTGGCCAACATCGTGCTGGCCTACCGGCACCTGGAGGACGGGTCGATGCGGCTGGGCAAGGTGCTGCAGGCTCTGGACGGCGGCGTCTCGGTCTACGACAAGCGCACTACTGTCGGTGCGTGACCGAGCAGGAGCGCACCAACGGGCTGCTGGCGGGGATCTCGGAGCGTCTGATCCGGGTGTTGCCGCCAGCGTTCCTGATGCTGATCGTGCTCAACATCGTATTCCTTGGCGTGTTCTGGTGGGTGTTCGACCACAACGTCTCGGCGCGGACTGAACTGCTCAACCGGATCGTGGAAAAATGCCTGCTGCGGCCGTGACCCAAGCTGAGCGGCGTGTCATCGAGGTGCTGGCGGATGGTGGCTGGCACCGTGAGAGCGAGTTGCGGACGACGTTCCGGCTATTGCAGTGGCTGTATCATCGGGGGGTGGTGGACGGTGCGATGCTGACCACGGGCGGCACGGCTGACGATCGGGTGTGGCGTCTGGTGGACTGCAAGTGATCCACCGGCTCATTTCCGATAGCTACCCCCAGTCAGGTGCCAGTTGCCACAATTGAGGCCGCATGGACTACGATGACGAGGCATCTGATCCCCTGTTCCTTGATGCGATGCACGCTATCGTGGTGCTGTTTGGCGTCGAGCCGGATGAGGCCCAACTAGCCGCCCTGGCGTGCATTTTGGTCCAGTTGGCGGCCGATTACGAGAAGACGCTCGCATAGATCGTGCATAAAAGATCGGGCCATAAGAAAAGCCCCGTCTCACACGGGAGAGCGGGGCGCTTGAGGTTCTCGGACTTATCGCGGAAGCGAGCATAGCACCACCCCAATCATGGAGGCCAGCGGCATGCCAGCAACCATGAAACACGTCATATCCGTTCCCTGGACGGACGAGGAGCGCACCACGCTGCGGCAGATGTGGGAGAACGGCATGGGCGTGACGCTGCTCGGGCGCATGCTGGGGCGGTCGAAGTACAGCGTGCGCTCCGAGATCGAGACGCTGAAGCTGGGGCCGCGTGGCAGCGTGGTGGCGCCGCCAGAGCGCCCGCCGGGTCGGGTGGTGCAGGCACGGGCACGGCCTCAGCCACTGCGACCCGGCGCGCGCACGCTGCCGCCGCTGCCGAGTGAGATGCATGCCGATGAGTGAGGCCACGAAGACGGAACGCCCTCGTCGGCCAGATGGGAGGTGGCCTGGCAGGGTATATCACTACAACAGCCGGTACAAGGTGGTTGCATCACCCACGATCGGGAAGGTGCGATGCTTTGATGTTTCGCTGATCAAGGGGAATGGTGCTGGTGGCGGGTTTGGGGAGGTCGTGCAGACCGTCCGCGTCTGGCGTGGGTGCGCTGTTGGCGATGGCAAGGCTGGCAACCCTTACGAGTTGGCGATGGCGGAAGCCCACAAGCTACGCGCGTCGCTCGATGCTTACGTGCAGTATCTGAGGCGGGGATGAACGACTACACCGCCACCACGAATGACTATGCGGAACGGATGCCGCCGACCTGGGCCGAGGCGATTGCGCGGGCGCCCAACCCGTATGACGTCAGCCTGGCCAGGTATGCCCGTGCGCCGATTGCGTTTGTTCGGGAAGTCCTCAACGCGGAACCGGACGACTGGCAGCTGAAGGCGCTGCGGGCGTTGGCCAGGGGGCACACCAGGATAGCGATCCGGAGTTGCCATGGGCCGGGCAAGACCGCGCTGGCGGCGTGGGTGATCGTGTGGTTTAGTAACACAAGAGCACCGTTCAAGCTGGCCTGCACTGCCCCGAGCAGCCCGCAGTTGTTCGATGCGCTCTATCCCGAGATCATCAAATGGCTGGATCGGTTACCGAGTGCCTGGCGGGATCTGTGGACGGTCACCAGCGATCATATAACGCTGAAGAGCAACCCGGAGTGTTTCATCACGGCGCGCACCAGCCGTCCCGAGACGCCCGAGGCGCTGGCGGGCCTGCACTCGGACAATGTTATGCTGGTGGTGGATGAGGCCAGTGGTGTGCCGGAACAGGTGTTCGAGGCGGCGTCGGGGAGCATGAGCAGTGCGGGGGCCATCACGCTGCTGATTGGTAATCCGACACGGTCATCCGGGTTCTTCTGGAAGGCGTTCATGCTGGAGCGGGATCGGTGGTTCACATTGAAGGTGGGCTACGCCGATAGTCCAAGAGTGACGGCGGACTTTGCCGAGGAGATTGCGGGACGCTACGGCGCCGATAGCAATGCGTACAGGGTCAGAGTTCTCGGGGAATTTCCGCTGGCTGATGCCGATACGCTGATCCCGGCCGAGTTGGTGGACAGTGCCATGCTGCGGGATGTCGCGATTGACCACTCCGAGCCGGAGTTGTGGGGCTGTGACGTGGCCCGGTTTGGAACCGATGCGTCTGTGCTCATTAAGCGCCGCGGCAACGTGGTAACTGAGATGCCGCGGTCGTTCCACCAGCTGGATACGATGATGCTGGCTGGTGCGATCAAAGCGGAATGGGACGCGCAGATCCAGAAGCCGGCATTGATCGCCATCGATGTGATCGGCATCGGGGCTGGGGTGGTGGATCGCCTCAACGAGCAGGGGCTGCCCATTCTCGGGGTGAATGTCAGCGAGAGCCCGAGCACGACGGGGCGGTATAGCCGGCTGCGGGATGAGCTCTGGGTCCGCGCCAAGGAGTGGCTGAGCACGCGTGCGGTGCGGCTGCCCAGACATGAGCGCCTAAGGGATGACCTGGTGGCCCCACGGTATAGCTTTCTGAGCGACGGCCGCCTCAAGGTGGAGGACAAGAACGCGATGCGGGCGAGGGGATTGCCGAGCTGCGATTATGCCGACGCGTTGAACCTGACGTTTTGCCAGCATGGGCTGGGGGTGGGGTCGGGGATGAGCGGCGGGATCTACGACAAGGTCGGGCTGCGGATGGATTTAGGTGCCGAGGTGGAGGTATGAGGCGATATCCTCTGAAGGTGGTGGTGGCGGCTGAGCGGGCGCAGGACGAGCTGCGCGCCTCGCATTTCGCAGAGCGTGAGCGGACATACGCGGAATATCCGATGCATATCGCGGCGCTTATTGAACGTGATCCGCAACGATTGGCGGAGGAGGCGGCAGAGCGAGCGGCATGGCAAGCACGGAGGAAGCGGTGGCGCGCGGAGGATCGCCGGCTAGCGCGCGATGAGAAGCACGAGGCGAAAGTCGCTGCCGTCGCCTGCCTGATCGAGGCATTCATAGAACTGCGGCCCTACGTCGGGACAGAGGGCGCTGAGGTGGAGGCATGAGCGGCCTGCTCGGCCCGATGGTGGCGCAAGGGATAACGCCGGACAGCGGGCAGGGGCAGCTGGCGACAGCGATCAGCAGCTTCTTTGGCGGCGGGACACCGCAGTTCCAGACGCCCACGCCGCAGGCACCGGCCCCGGCACCAGACCCGACGTATGACAAGTGGGGGCATGTTGTCAGCGGTAGCCCCCAAGGGCAGATGCCGCAGGTAGCGCCCACCGTGCCGTCGCTGAACGTCGGCCCGGGGTTGGCACCAGCGGCCGCACAAGCCCCCGCAGGACAGATCAACCCCGGCGCCAGCGGCTACGACATGTGGGGCAGGCAGGCACCACCACCACAGCAGGCCACACCGCAGCTTCCGGGCCTGGCCGACATTCTGGCGATGATCCAGGCGGCACAGGCTAAGCAGGCGGCGAATGCGCCCGTGCCGCCGGGACTACTGAGCGATGGCGCCAGCGAGGGCGGTGGCGGTGGCGCAGAGGGGACCATGTAGTGAGCGGACTGATCCAACGACCCGGCGGCCTGCTGTCCCCCGGACCTATGGGCATGCCCCCTGGCATCATCCCGCCCTTGCCGCCGCTGCAAGGCCTGGTGCCATCCGGCATGCAGCCACAGGGCCTGAACCTCGGCAGCGAGCAAATGCTGGCCTACCTGGTGCCGCAGCAGGCGGATCTACATCCACACAACCCCGACCAGGATCTACCGCCAAACCTGCGCCGCTATGCCGCTGGGCTACGCCCGACACCCAAGCCAGCCGGCGTGCCCTGGCAGCAGGAAATCGTGTTCGAGCGGCTCGGCAAGGACGACAGGGAGATTGAAGCGGTCGCGCAGTATTATTTCAAGATCGCACAGAATTACGATATGTATCTCAGCCGAGAACGCATCACGGCGAGCCAATACTACGATGGCCGGCCGCTCGGTGATGAAACGCCGGGGCGGTCGCAAATCGTGCTCACGGTGGTCAGGGATACGATCAGGAGCACGCTGCCATCACTGCTGCGCGTGTTCACGGGGGTCGAGGATCCGGTGTCGTTTGAACCGATTTCATCGGAAATCACCGGCAATGACCAACTCGCCACCATGCTGTCGAAGCAGGCGACCGACTATGCCCGCTGGGCCTTATTCAGCGCCAACCACGGCTGGCAGGTGCTGCACGACGTGTTGCTGGATGCACTGACCAGGAAGGCAGGATGGGCGCGCTGGTATTGGGGCAAGCAGGAGCAAATCCGCACCGATGTGTGCGAGGGCCTGCTGCAGCCGCAGCTCCAGATGCTGCTCGCCCAGCCTGGCATCGAGGCGCAACGCATCGTCCGCCGCCCGATGACGCAGGAAGAACAGAGCGTCATGATGAAAACACCCGACGGGGCGATGTATCTGAGCCAGGGCGGCGCACCCGAAATGTGGGCGGCGACGATTACGCGGACAGCGCAGCAGAACTGGCCGTGCGTCGAAGCGGTGCCGGCAGAATGCGTCTGGGTGGTGGCCGATGCGAACGACGTCGGGACCGCCAGGGGTATCTTCCACGTCAGAGACGTTCCAGCCTCCGACCTCATCGAGATGGGCCTGCCGGAAGATAAGATCCTGGCCTACTGCGATACCATGATGCGGCCGCAGCAACGCCGCGAGATGATTGCCCGTAATCCGGCACAGGGGCTCAATATCAAGGCGTCGCCGCCGAATGACCGCAGTATGGGCATCTGTCGCTACGCTGAGGGCTGGATCAGGTGCGATACGGATAACGACCACAAGGCCGAGTTGATCCATGTGCACATGCTCGGTAATGCGACCAAGATGATCCAGTGGGAACGCTGCGACGAAATCCCGCTGGCGTGTTTCACCCCATACAGGGAACCCGGCCGCCTGATCGGCTATTCGCAGGCCGACATGGTCATGGACCTGCAGCGGGTCGAAAGCCGCGTTATGCGGGCCACGCTCGACAGCCTGGCCCAGAGCATGTTCCCGCGGACCGTCGTCACCCTGGGGCAAGTCAATCTCGCGGATGCGCGCCAGACCGCCATCGGCAGCATTATCCGGACGACGCAGGCCGGGGCAGTGACGGAGCTGGTGAAGCCCTACACCGGCGAAGCTGCCCTGAACATGATGCAAGCCCTGGAGGCCATCCGGGAGAGCAGGACAGGCATCACGCGGGCCAGCCAGGGACTCACAGTTGACGAGCTGCAATCGACCGCCCCGGTGGCCGTGTCGGCGCAGACCAGCGCCGCACAAGACCGCCTCGACATGATGGCGCGCACGCTGGCCGAAACCGGCCTGGCGCCGCTGTATAGCGGGCTACTGAAGATGATGGCGCGGCATCAGGACCGGCCCAACGTCTATCGTATCCGCGGCCAATGGGCGGCGATCGATCCGCGCGCCCTCGGGGTGATGTGGCAGACCTCGGTCAATGTCGGCGGCAAGGGCATGCCCATGGAACGCCTGGCGATGTTGAGCCAAATTGCTGGCAAGCAGGAAATGATCATGGCCAGCCAAGGGCTCGATAACCCCCTGGTGGGGGTGCCGGAATATAGGAACACGCTGTCGCGGATGCTGGAAACCGCCAACATTGCTGATGTGTCCAGCTACTTCAAAGCCCTGCCGCCGGGGTTCCAGGCGCCGCCACCACCACCGACACCGCCCGATCCGTCACTGATCCTCGCCCAGGTGCAGGCCGGCAAGACCGCAGCCGATGTCGAGAACGACCGGGCGTCGGAACAGACCAAGCGGGCGCAGATGCTGACTGATGATGATCTGAAGCGGGATCAGGCTGCGCTGGATGCGTGGACGAAAACGTGGGTGGCGGGCGCACAGTTCGGCACCCCGGTGCCCAGCCTCACCGAGTTCCAGCAGGCGATGGCCAGCAAGGTGCCGGGCATCCAGCTGCTCGGCAATCTGCCACCGCCGACGTCTCCCCAGATGCCAGCCACGGCAGGACCACCCCCAGGACAGCAGCCGCCCCCTGGAGGGCCGCCACGGCCTCCGCAGGCGCCGCCACAGGCACAAGCGCCAATGATGCCGCCACGCCCGCCACAGCCCATGGGGCCGCCTGTCGGCTCGACCAACCCGGCGCAGGCGATGGCCACCCGCCAGGCGCTGATGCAGGGCAATATGCCAAGCGCGTATGGCAACATCGCGGCGCGGGCCGCAGGACAGAGCCTGTTCGGACCCGGAGGGCCTGCTCTGCCACGGCCCAACGCGCCACCACCACAACCAGGGCAATAGGAATGTCGGAGACCCATATCTTTGATAGCGTGGATGAATGGTGCGACCTCTTCATGGAGGCATTCGATAAGTCTCGTGTCAACGAGATCCTTGACGCCATCAATGCCAAAGATACCGATCACGCATCAATCATCGTCGCTTGCGCGCATATGCTTGGCGCACTGCTGAAGACCAACGATGACAGCTATTTTCCGCTCGCCATTATGGCAATGATTGTGCGTGCCAGCGAAAAAGATGAGCAATAGGAGAACCACCATGGTCACACGTGCATCAGGCTCGCAGTCAACCAAGACCGTGCCACGCCAAGGGCAGAACAAACCAGCCAGCGGCGGCACGTCCGGCGCCGGCAAGGACCGCGGCACCGCCAAGCTGCCCACCATCAGCAGAACCACAGCGCCCAAGTCGCGGTAATGGCTGTCGGTGGCCTGCTTGGCTCCGCAGTAGGGGCACCCGCCGACTGGACCGCGCGCCTCGGCCAGCAACCGCATCATGCGCGTGGCAATGTCGATCCCGGTATGGTCGCGCAGCCGGACGTGGATCCTGGGTACGGGCTGCACAACACACCGCTCGGCAACCTCAACCAATCGCCCGGGCAGGAAGTCGGTGGCTGGCTACCGGCCGGTATGACCCAGGACGATCTGCTACGCGCGCTCCAGATGCTGCAAACGCAGGGGGCGTAGGTGAGCGACCTCTCACGCGAGGAACGCCACGAAATCCTGCGCCGTGGCTCCGAGAGCCACCGCCTGCTGCAGGACCGCGAACTCATGGACGTGCTGACATTTATTCGGGAAGGCGCCGTGCAGACCGCCGTCCACGGCGCCGACGCCCGCGAGCGCGAGGATGCCCGCAACCTCGCCAGGGCGATCGACCACCTCGCCACCGAGATGCGCACCAGGCTCGATACCGCCCTGCTACAGGGCCAGCGCGAACAAGACGGACGGAAATTCGAGTGAGCATGCACCATGAGTGAGAGTAGCGGCACATCCGCGCCGGCTGCCCCGGCAACCCCCGCAGCAGCCCAGCCAGCCACCCCAGCACCCGCCAGCAACGACGCCGGCCTGGCCAATGCACCAGCCCCCGCATCTCAGGAGGCCATCAGCCTCTCCGATGCCGGGCGCATGCTCGCCGCCAAACGCCGCCAGGATGCCGCAACAGCACGCCTCAACCCCGTGCAGCAGGGACCAGGCGAAGCGCGTCTCAATCCAGCGGCAGCACAGCCCGCAGCGGCGCAACAGCAGCCAGCGGCCCCCGCCGCCCCCACCGACAGCTACGACACCATCGCCAAGGCGCTCGGATTGGACCAGGGGACCAGTCCGGCCACACCCGATGGGACAGCACCAGCCGCAGACGCACCCGGTGATGGCGTCTATACGATCGACGGACACCGCGTCACCGCCGCGCAGATCCGCACCGCCATGGGCCAGGCGGCCGACTACACCAGGAAGACCCAGGAGCTGGCGCAGCAACGCCAACAACTCCAGCAGCAGGCCGAGGCACTCGCCACCGTGCTGCCCCACATCCAGCCCGAGTTGGCCAAACTGGGCCAGCAGCTGCAAGGCGCGGCGCCCCCCGATCCGCGCATGATCGATACCGACCCCCAGGGCTACCTGCGCCAATTCGCCGCCTACCAGGCCGCCACCGCGGAGCAACAACGCCTCGGCACCCTCACCCAGCTGCAACAGCAGGCCTATGAGCGCTCGATGAGCCAGCAAGTAGAGGCCGGCAACAAAATGCTCAGCGAGAAATACGAGTTCTGGCGCGATGATGCGTCCCGAAGTGCCGTCCAGCGCGATATCGCCCGCTGGGCCGAGGCCAAGGGCGGCTACACCAGGCAGGAGTTGCAGGGGCTGAGTGACCCGCGCCACGTCGAAAGCATGATGAAGGCCATGATGTGGGATCGCATGGTCGAAGGCGCCAAAACCCGCGCACCCCAGCCGGTGCAGACCGCACAGGTGCGTGGCGTGCGCCCGCCACCAGCTCCCGCCGCCGCGGTGCAGGCCATGGAGCAGGCGTTCGAGGCCGCACCCAACGCCAGGAACGCGGCTGCGTTGCTCAGCGCCCGCCGCTCCGCAGCAGCCGGCAGCAACGGCAGCGGGCGGTATTGACGACATGGCGGCTACGCGGGTCGCACTGATAGATCCCGCACTGTTGGAAAGGCTGGCGCGTGCTGGCTACCAAGAATGTTGGGAGTTTACCGCAGAATGGCCGGTGCCACAGCTGCCAGGCTGCTCGTGGGAGACTGCGCCGCCGCAGGTGAAAGAGTTGTGGTATCGTATTACGGCGCGGCTTCTTCTTGAGGCTAAGGGCAAACGCTTGACGACCCGTAGCTACGCTCGTAGCGTCCCCACCGTCGATCGGGGGCAGTCGCAGACCAAGCAACGATCGGGCCGTGCAGTCGCAGGACGACCAAGTTGACCAGCAGCACGCAGCGCAGTCGCTGACCAAGCGCTAAACGCCTGCCAGGCCATCAGTCAGATCCATTGCGAACCAGCAATTTTGGTTCAATCAGGCATGCAGCGTCGTAGCTACGCGCGTGCCATGCAATGGAGATGGACATGGCCGTTCCCGCACAGGGAGCCGCACCGGCAGGCACTTACATCGAGACCGCCGCCGTTGGCATTAAAGCAGCATCATGAGAAGTATCAGTCTGATCCGGCGTTTCGTGCTCGCAAGAATGCCGCGACAAAGCGTTGGGCCGAGCAGAACCACGAACGCAACACGGCTCACAAGCGTGCTTGGCGTGAGCGCAACCGTCAGGTCGAGAATGCAAAGGCGCTGGAACGCCTGCGCGCCGACCCAGACAAGACGAAGGCCACTCGCGCGGCACAGAAGGCTATGAGGAAAGCCGCTGTCGGCCGGTTCACGGCAGAAGATGTCCAGACGCTGTTGGAGCGTCAGGGCTATCGTTGCGCTGCTCCCCATTGCCGCATCGATGTCCTGCATGACTTCCATTGCGACCATGTTCTGCCGCTCAGTCGTGGAGGAACCAACTCCTCGGACAACATCCAGATCCTGTGTCCGAAGTGCAATCTGACCAAGAATGACCGGACAATGGACGAATGGGAGGCGGCCAGGGCGGCGGATAAAGAGCGCTACAAGACGGTGCGGCCGTATCGTATTGACGACCGTCCCTACTGACACCATACTGACATTCGCCGGCTGGGGGCAGTGCTTGCACCAAGCAACAGCCGGGAAGTGCAGTCGCTGAAGGATGACCAAGTCGGCACTCGGCACGCCTAGCAGTCACCACGGGTGACCAAGCCAGAAACGCCCGATCTGCTGTCAGTCACTCCATTGCGAACCAACCCAATCGGTTCAACCGGCGAGGCGCCTATGGCGCTCGCTAGCAATGGAGATGACAATGGCTGTGCCAGCACAAGGCGCCGCGCCAAGTAATACTTATATAGAGACGGCTGCTGTTGGCGTGAGGGAAGATCTTGCCGACATCGTGTATAGAATTGACCCTGACGAAACTCCATTAGTCTCTGCTTGCCCTAGAGTTGGGTCTAAGCAAGTCCTGACCGAGTGGATCGTGCAGGAGCTCAACCCGGCCGCCGATAACGCCCAACCCGAAGGCTTCACCGCCGTCATGCAGGCGGTCATCAAGCCGGTGCGGCTCAACAATGTCTGCCAGATCCTGGCCCGCACAGTCGGGGTATCGAATACGTTGCGCGTGGTGGACGTTGTCGGTGGCGAGGACGAGTACAACCGCAACATGATCCTCCGCGCCATGGAGGTGAAGCGCGACCTCGAATTGGCAGTAACCAGCCCCTTGGTCCGCACCATCACCGACCCACGCCACATGAGCGGCTTGCCATGCTACACCAACTTTGGCGCGCGTGGTGCCGGCGCTGGCGTCATGCCGATCGGTGACGGATCCAACGCAGGCACCGCAGGCACGCCCTACGACCTCACACTCGCCGTCGTCAACGCCGCCATCCAGCAGTGCTGGCAAGCCGGTGGCAATCCAACGATCGGCATCATGTCGGGCAACATCAAGAACTACTTCGCGACGCTCAGCCAGGGCGGCACCGGCAATCCGATCGTGGCGCAGAACATCGTGCAGGCGTCACCAACCGGGGAGATGACCATCCAAGGCGCCGTCGATGTCTACCGCACCAACTTCGGCACGCTGCAACTCACGCCCGACCGCTTCTGTCCCGCGCATCAAATCCTGCTTGTATCTACAGACTATGTCGAGATGGCACCGTTGCCAGAACGTGACATGGTACAGCAGGATTACGCACAGACTCGCACCGCGGCGAATGACAACGCCAGTCATTCGATAGCGGCATAGGTCCTTCAGCAAGTGATTGCTGTCGAAAACTGGGTGAATTCGGTGAAGGCGCAAACAGGAAAGCTGTGCGTAATACCGAGCCAAGCCCCGCAAGGGGAAGGTGTAACGACTAG